CCGTAACGCCCATCGTGTATCTCCCAATCTTCGCAGTAAGGCTCGTAAGGGTTTCTGCCTAAGTCAACGACACCATCAGACCCTTGTTTCTTATCAGCACTACGCCCACGCCATACCTCAGGTACATAGAACTCAGGCTCATCATCAACGTACCTGCGGCTGATCTCATTCCAACGTAAGAACTTATGTTTCACAAGTTGCCTAGCGACAAAGATAGGGGCCTTAACGTGGAAGCTGGCAAAGGCATGACCAAAGGGTGACAGGTGTTTCTCTCTGGCTAGGAACTTGATCAGCTTGGTGTCACGATTAGATAGTGCCTCTAGGCCGCAGGGGACCTGATCATAGTCTACCTCCCACTCACTCTTCTTACCAAACGAAACACGTGCTGCGTTCACGACAGACAGGTCACTACCCATGTGGTCTACGTATGTTACTTTAATCATCTATCTGTACCCCAATGCATTCGATTGTCTCGTTGTTTTCGTTTACCATAACTGCCGCATCCTTCAAGGCAGATTCGCAAACAGTCTCATTGTCATACGTCCCTAAGTGATAGTATCGTACACCATTCTCAGGCGAAACGACGAACCATATTAATAACCATGTTGTATTCATTCCCTTTGTCTCCTATCTAAAGCTGACTTAGCTGTCTTCAAACTAAACTTATTGTATGGGTTGAGGCTAGACACACTCTTATGGCCCGATACAGATTGAATTGCAAGGTGGTCAACACCACTCTCAATCATCTGCACTATCGCTGTCTTCCTTAGGTCACCTACTCTTAGCTCTTCGGGAAGCCCTGCAGTAGCCTTAACCTCAGCCAGCAGTGCTGTCATAGTATTAACTGTTAGTGGCCTGTAAGCCCTGTCTGAGGCTCTGTGGTAGGGCACTACATATTCTTGGAAGTCCCAGTCATCCTTCTGCTCAGACAACATAGTAAAAATATTATCTGGTATAGGTAACTCCACCACTGCACCACGTTTACTCTGTGTGATTGTAACTACACGCTTGTCGAGATCAACGCTGTCCCATTTAAGATTACGTATGTCAACTGGTCGTTGACCCCACTCGTAACACATGAGGACTATAAGTCCTATGTTCCTCCATTCAAATTTAGTGAAGGAGGTATCTAAGAATTGCATCACCTGATCGTGTGTCCATACGACAGACCTTGGGATACTTGTTCTCTTCCTTACCCGTGACATCGGATTGTTTGATAAGATGTCCAAGCCCACAAGAAAGTTCATGAGTACAGAGAACACTCTAGCATTATGGTTTGCGTTCGAAGTTGAGGTCTCTAGTTCCCATGTGTCGTACATCTCAGTACACATAACAACATTTATCTTATCTACTCTGATGTTGCTAAGCTGTTTTCCCATAACAGACATACGACAAAAGGATGTCAGGCAAGACTCGTAGTTCCTCTGGGAGGAGGAGGAGAGTGCGGAGAACCTACGGGCTTTAAAGAACTTGTCTACGGCATCCTTGTATTTCATATCTTTCCTAACCAATGTGTGCAGTCATCGTGTGGATCATCCATGCTGATCTCCCTGGCCCACCCTGCAGGACTCGAACCTGCAACCTACTGCTTAGAAGGCAGTTGCTCTATCCAGTTGAGCTAAGGGTGGGTACTAAAGTAATACTTAAGTTATTATATATTTAAGATATATAGTAAAGTATACATCCTAAGTAATACTTAAGTATATTATATAAGGTAGCTTGGAGATTCTGTCAAGTGCGACATATTGTCAGTATGCATATAGATACTTATCGTAGTTAACAGAGTCTTGGAAATACCTACTATCATCAATGTGAGCTTCCTCTACTAAGGCATAGTAGTTGATACCCCAATCATCAAGTAACTCAGCTACCTTCTGAGGGTGATCCTCTATGAGGGTCTTGATGGCTGCGATGTTACTCTCGTCAGGTCTGTTGTTGTATCCGTAACTACCCATACCCCATGTATCTTCCACTACAGATGGGTCACGTTGGAATACTAACTTATCCCAGTCAGCACACACAAGGGCTGTTGCAAGTAGCTCTGCATATTTTATATCCTGTGTCTCATTTACGCCATGCTGTCCGTAATAACCGACACTGATGTTGGTACACTCTTGCACAATGTAGATATACTCGTTACTATCTGTGTAAGAACCACCACTGTCACCGATAAGCTGAGGCATATCAACAGCATGAGCAAAGGACTTAGCAAATGCATCTGATGCAGTACGAACACCCATCTGGTGTGTTATTACGGACGTGTCACCATACCTATCAAAAGAGATCACAGCATCAATACCATCCAACCACAGTGGCTTGTCATTTACCAAAGCACGGCTACCCTTACAGCCAACCTCTTCTGCTGCGTGGATTACATACACACCATCAACACCAGCCTCGATCATGTTAAGGATTAACCATATGCCAGTGGTACAATCAGCACCCAGACAGCTAGATGTCGCAGGATCTGCAATAGATATTATGTCATTGATAACCAACAACTTCTGCATACCCCCGGTCTTATGCACTGTGTCATGGTGTGCAGTGAAGCATATGTTAGGGTTCTTACCTTGGCTAAGTATGTAGTTGCCATGCCTGTCAGGTAAACCAAACATGGGTTCAAGGAACCTCTGACAGAACTCTCTCTGCGTGTCACTACCCTCAGGTCGTTTGTAACGCAGCATCTCTATTAAGCTATACATTATTCTTCTTCCTCTTCTTTATACCACTCACCTTGTGAGTTGTGTTTCCATTGTCCGTCAGAGTCTTTAAGTTCTTGATATGTGACTGACTCACCATCTGTTGTGGTGCATACGTTGTCGTTGTGATACAACTCACCATCCCAGTCGGACCTAAAGTAATTATCTATAGAGTCAGGTGAGATCCACTCATCCTCATCTTCACAGTATTCAACATCGTCAATGTGCCAGTACTTTCGGTCATTACATCTGACGAACATATCACCTTCAGCCACAGCCCAAGATGATACTGTTAGTTCTTTCCTGTTACCCAGTCTATCGAGACTGAAGGCAGTACGGGAATCGTTGATGTGAAAAGACTCCTCTGCATACTCGCAGAAGAAGTGATTCTCATTGTAACAATCCTCACAACAATCACCATCGTAATACTCTGAGTAATGTGCATAGTCCTCAGAAATTCTGTCACCACAACAGGTACACTGAAGTCCATCAGCTGTTATGATACCTTGGTAGTTGCTTGCATCTATCTCACCACCATGAGTCTGCACTAGGTGTTCCTCATCACAAGTAAGATCTAGAGTGCGTGGCTCTACATCTAAGTAAGGCCCGATGAATGATGTAGGTGGGCTTTGATGCACATCCTCAGGCACAGCAAGGAACTTAGCACCACACCAATCTGGGTTGCGAAGCTCTGCACCCCTAACTACCAGATGATCCTGCACCATGTCAAGTGCTTGTTCTGACACACCATAGATAGGGCCAGCTTGAGGTACACCACTGGCATGTGCGACATATACGACACACCTAGCAGCAATACGTTTGTCAGCATCAAACACTGTGATAATCTCGAAGTCACCACTGCCGTACACTTCTGCAGGGTGGCACTTGAGGTGTTGAAAGTCATACCTCATACAACTAGAGGCAGAGGACTTGCGAGTCCATGTGGTCTCAATATTCTCCATAGGAGATTGCGCACCACTATAAGCTAGATTGAAGTCTTCACGTTCCTTTGATACAGATAGGGTCAAGTCACGCTTTGCAAAGGTGTTTAGAAAACTATCAACAAACATTATGACCTGCTTGTGATCAACCTCAGGAAACATGGCAGTAAAGGCACGGCCAGGTTTCATCACAGTGTGCCGATCCTGAATACGCATACCCAGATCTTTGTAGATACTGATCTTGCCGGGGGATAACTTGGATCGAATAGGTGAGAATGCACGTAACCTGCGGTCAAAGTCAAACAGATTGGGGTCAGACATGCCGAACACACTATGGTTCACGATGTAGTTTACAAGCCAGCTAAACAACTCAGCATCAGATGTACCACCGATAGGTATCTCTGACCATGAACCCCACGATTTGATAACAGGATCAACCTCGTTCTCATCAACAGTCAACATCTTCTTGACGATGAAACCATTTTGATCTGGTCGGTGAAGCCAGTACTTCTTGCCGTTGTCGAGTACGACAAACCCACCTATTAGTTCTGATGATTTATCTAAGACTGGTGGTACATCCCCATCCTCAACCTCATAGGTTTTGTATGTGGTTACATGATCGGCAAGACCCCAATCAGGTGACACACCTACTGCCACTAAAGAATATTTCATTTCATTTCCTCCAAAAAGAAAGCCCCACACAGTTAAGCATGGGGCGATTTAATTAGGCATCAATGATACCTACTTTGTGTTCAGTTACAGTGACTGTCTTGAAGGTGTCACCTACCTTTAACTTAGCACGAATCTTACCAAACTCAGTGGCAGACATCACCTTGCCATTCATGATGTAACCACCACGCTTAACCACAAGGTTCAGCTTACCTTTCGGCAGCTTCTTGGGAGCAACCGAACGAGCCGGGTCAGGGTTACGTGCAGCAGACTTAGGCAAGAACCCAAGACGTTTGTAGTGGTGCGAAAGAGAGGTACTATCCATGTCAAGATCGAAGTGCTCCAAGGTTACAGATGCAGTATGATTGCTGTAATACTTGCAGATCTCCATCCACTTTGCATCGGAAAGATTGTAACGATTTCCACGGGTTGCTTTTGTAGTATTGGCCATGATTTTATCTCCTCAGATAAGTTGTTAGATACCCCAATAGTATCACGCTACGCACCCTCAAGTGCGCAGTCTGATACTATCATTACAGATTTACCCCATATGTATATCCCCAGAAAAAGAACAGTGATGCCGACAGGACAAAACCTATCGCCACATTCCACATGACATACCTTTGCTGCCGTTTTCTTTCCCGCCTATTCATTACATGATACCCCTTTTCCTATTAGTTTCTATTGATATTTCCAAAGCCATAGAGATAGCTTCACTTGTCACATCATAGTCGGCAGTGATGAATCCACCCTCAAGCTCAGCATCAGTATGACCAAATTCAGCATCAGCTTCCACAAGCTGGGTCACACAGTCACGCATGTCTTTACCTTTGACATATACACGCTCGGCACCAGATTCAACCTCGTACCATCCACATATAACGTATCGTTCATCAATAGGATTTAGCCGCATTTGTGATAAGTCCCTTACAATGTTCATACCTCTTTCCTTTCCCTGTTAGATATGCACAAGAAAACACCCCACGCTTTCACATGAGGTGTTCATCTACTGTATATCTTGTGTGGTATTTATGCTGCAACTTTCAAGCCTGCACGTTGAGCCTGCAATGCTGCAATCATAGCTTCCAACTGGTCAGGTTGAGCTTTCACATTACGCTCAGCCCATGCAGTTGCGTCAAATTCTTTGACAGGCTTCTCAGGCTTAGGGAAAGCATCATCAAAGGCGGTTGAACGTAGGCCGCAATTAGACGCAGCGAGCATGGCGACACTCTCCAAGCCCTCAAGATTTAGGCCGCCATTATCACCCACCTTCACGCAAGGCTTACCATCCTTGAACGTAAACTTCACATCATCCAATGCGACAGCCAAGATACGCTTGAGAGGTGCGGAGAATTGCTTGAGGGAATACCCCTCCTCAATTTTGTATGTGCCATATTTCTTGCCATTCGTGAAAGCAATCAGCGCATACATCGGTAGATTGTTTTTCTCACCGAATTGCTCAAGTGCATACTGCACCGCCTTAAAGAAACCATATTCCGCACCCCGTGCATTCGATACCCAATTTTTTACATGATCAGTCATGGCTAAAACTCCTCTATTGCCAATCAACAAAGCACACCACACCATGCGATGTGCTTTGCATGTTGGCACATGCAGTCCCTCACTAGGTACAATTCCCCTTGATAAATCTAAGGGGTAGCTTTCGCAGGACACACCAACTCGCACATGGACTACCACCTATATGATGGGCGCATGTGTTTTGATGTTTATATCTGAATTTGTCGGGCCGCTTTTTGTTTGAAAGTTGTCACCCACGGGGACGATATCGAACCCGCTCGCAATATTATTAGGCCATGGTCATCATTGCGTGATTATATCCATCATCGGGATTGTCAGACCCTAGGCATCGCATGGCGCTTTATTCAATTGTCAAATAACGTGGCACTCTGTCCCTTGTCGAAATCGGATCTGATTGGTCACCGAGGCGCTGCCCAAATCCGATGACCGATAACTATCAAACTAAACGCAGCACGCAACCCCATTGAAAACATTGGATAAATTCCGAATCACTTAGATATTATTTAATGGAAACAATGGTTTAAGTGATTCGTTGAGAATGGTTCGCAAGTAAATATTTTTCAAATAAATCGCAATTATTTTATAACCTATTGTTTTTAAACGAAAAGAAAATGTTGTTGCGAGTGGTTCGCAAGTATCTGGAACAAAAGAGAGAACAAAACGAGAACATATTATTTATTATATAGTATATACCCGGTGAAAAGAACAAAGGGAGAACAAAGGTAGGGCGGAAAGAGAACAACAAATTTTATGGGGTAAAGTACCGGAAAAACCATTTGGGCAATGAAACGGGCTAAAATCGGGCTCTCTGGCGATATTCCCGGTTTGTTCACGATATTGTGGCGGGATTGTGGCAGTGTGCCTTATTGTTGACATAAGATTGGTCGAGTAGAACAAAAGGAGAACATGGGGATAGGTCAAGAGTGCTGACCTAGTGGGGTATGGTTTGGGATACTTCCAACTTGCGAACGATTATCATTTGCAATAATCCAGAACAAATCAAGAACAATGCCGCAAATAGAATACTCTATTGTATAAAAAGCTTAATGATTTCAGTGACTTAGCTAGAAAAACCTCTGCTTTCCTGCGGTATGTCAGTAGTGCTGACCTATCTACTACCCCGGTATGGGCCACCCGGCCCCTGCACGTCTACGTATACTCCCAATGACAGCGGGGGGTATTTTAAGATCTGTTAACTACTTATAAATACAAGCATATACTGCGGCATTTTGTCCCTAAATCCTATTTTATAGCTTTTATCTACTAATAAATAGTGTTATAGTGTTACATACAGTGTAAGACCCGTAGAATCACGGTAGTATCCCCCGGGTATGTCGCCCTATAAAAGAACTTTACCCCTATTCAAACGGCCTCTCCGTAGCTCTCACGCTATCCTGGGGTATAATCGGGGGTGTTACTAGGAATACAACAGATCTGCTGCACCCTGAATCAATATAAAGTAATAATTATCAATATTTATTTTTATCCACCCCTTGACAGCCGGGCAGACAGTACTATATAATATACTTAAGTATATATTAAAGTACATACCTAACTATTAATACTTTATATATACATTATAAATATAATACTAGAGTAATACTTAAGTATATACTAAAGTTAAATCTGGATGTACGAATTTTTCTTGTCGTCTCCTTTTAAGGGTTGACGTTACAGAATTAAAAGGTATAACTACTCATGTCAAAACCAAAAATGTTTGCTTCAGAGTCTGTACTAGAGGAATTTTACTTAGCTCTTGCAGGTAAAGACGAAGCTAGACTGCGAAGAGTACATATACCAAGATCTGATGTATTCTACGTAAGGGAAAAAATATACCAAGATACCGGAATTAAGTACACTCTTGATCATGTAGAAAGAGCTATGTACTTAGAGGGCATGTTGGAACGAAAAGATGTGCTAAATCCAGAACAAAAAAGAGAGTACGGATGACGGAGTTTGAAAAAGCTGATTCAGACGGTAGCGGTTCTATTGATCAAGCCGAGTGGGACAGACTAGCTCTGGATGATAAACGTAGACGTATAGAAGATGAAGATGCCCACAGAGATCAAACTAGGAAGATGGCTTGGTTTGCGTTGTGGGGTATGCTACTGTACCCTTCAGGCGTAGTTATCACAGGTTTGATGGGGTTAGATAGTGCATCAACTATTATTGGTAGCATGGCCTCTGTATACTTTGTATCCGTAGCGGGTGTAGTGTCAGTCTTTATGGGTGTAACTAATTTAGCTAAAAAGGCTGCAAATAAATGATTGGTCAAATCTTAGGTGCAGTAGGTGGACTAGCTACAACTTATCTTGACGGTAAGGTTGCGGTACAGAAAGCCAATGCGGAGATTAAAGTCAAGCAAGCTACTGGTGAGATTGACTGGGACATTGAAGCTATCAAAGCTACCCAAAATAGCTGGAAGGACGAGTGGATTACTTTACTGTTTAGTATTCCACTCATTCTTGCATTTTGTGGTGACTGGGGTAACCAGATTGTACAGGCAGGTTTTACTTCACTGGAAGCTATGCCTACTTGGTATCAATATTCATTAGGCGGTATCGTCAGTGCCAGCATAGGCATGCGATCAGTATCTAAATTCTTTACAGGTAAGAAATGAAGTACACTAAAGACTTAGTAGTATTGATTATGGCAGGAGGTCTTATGGGCCTTCTTGGACTTATTGTAGTAGATGAGTTTATGATAGCCGCTGAACATAATGCCGAACTCGACCAAAACATCGTAGAGTTACTTCAGATGTCTATTACAGGCATTATTGGAGTTGTTGCTGGCTATGTCAGTGGGAAAGGAAAAGAGTAATGACATTTAAATTATCTAGTCGCAGTCTCGCCAAGATGGAAGGCGTAGATGAAAACTTAGTGGCTGTAGTCAAACGTGCCATTGAGCTTACCAAAGTAGACTTTGGAGTTATCTATGGTATGCGTACAGTGGAAGAGCAAGAGAAGCTAGTAGCTGCAGGTAAGTCACAAACTATGAAGTCCAAACACCTAGAGGGTCGTGCAGTAGACCTCATGGCTTATGTAGATGGCAAGGGTGTATGGGAACTGAATGTCTACGATGACCTTTGTGACGCAATGAAAGAGGCAGCTAGGGAACTTGGTGTAGCAATCAAGTGGGGTGCAGCTTGGTCAGAAGGTGACATCCGTACATACGAAGGTACAGCCGAAGATGCAATGATGGCATATGTAGATCTAAGGCGTTCTCAAGGACGTAGACCTTTTATTGATGGCCCACACTTTGAGTTGATGTAGGAAGATACAATGGCAATACCTGAAAGAGTCAAGACTAAGATGAAAGACGCTGGCCTAAAGAAGGTCAACAAGCCACAACGTCTTAATGATGACAGCGGTAAGTCTCATCATGTTATGGCCTCCGAGGGTGGTAAGTATAAGTATATCAAGTTCGGTGAAAAAGGTGCGTCTACTGCAGGTAAACCTAAGTCAGGTGAATCGGATAAGATGAAAAAGAAACGTGCTAGCTTTAAAGCCAGACACGCTAAGAATATTAAAAAGGGTAAGATGTCTGCAGCTTACTGGGCTGATAAGGTTAAGTGGTAATGTGGGTAGCTATTATTCTTGCTTGTACCAGTTTAATGTCCACGTCCTGTGAAGTGTTTGCTAATACAGAAGAGATGTTTTATCTTGAGTCTGAATGTAAGAGTAATGCGACAAGAATGGCTGACTACTTAGTAAGTCAAGGTGTGGTTGCAGCACCTCTTTGTTTTAAGATAGGTGAATCAGCATAATGAAAAAGAAGTCTACAGTAAATGCAGCCGGTAACTATACAAAACCTACCATGCGTAAGAACCTTGTCGCATCAGTTAAGGCGGGTGGAAAAGGTGGCAAGCCCGGACAATGGTCTGCGAGAAAAGCCCAAATGGTTGCCAAGCAATACAAAGCAAAAGGCGGGGGCTACAAGTAATGAAGGCTTCTCAAAAATCGCTTAAGAATTGGACTAAAGAGAAATGGGGTACCAAGAGCGGTAAGCCTAGTGCTAAGACTGGTGAAAGGTACTTACCCAAGAAAGCAAGAGAAGCTTTGTCCTCATCAGAGTACGCAGCTACAACTGCAGCGAAAAGAAAAGGTACTGCTTCAGGTAAGCAGTTTGTAAAGCAACCTAAGAAAATTGCAGAGAAGACTGCAAAGTTCAGAGCATCAGAGGGCGGTATGGCTAGTAAAAAGAAATGTCCAGTTTGTAAGGGTAAGGGATGTTCTCACTGTGGTGGGAAAGGTTATCATACTGGTATGTATGGAGGCGGTTCAGTGAGTAAGAAAGCCCCGAGTAAGGGTATGAAGGCTTTGAAAAAAGCTGCACCTAAAGTAGCTAAACGTATGGGTTACAACCATGGTGGGTCCGTTACAAATTCTAACTGTGGTGCTTCTATGGAGCCAACGCAAGGTAAGAATAAATGAACTTCTTAGACTATAAAACTGCACTAGAAGATCAAGGTTATACTGTAACAAAAGACATTATAACAACCAGACTCGGTGATGTACTTGCTGGGTTTGATCCCTATGGTAGTGTCTGGTGTGTAGACTCTAAGGTTAATGAAATACTTAACTCTGATGTTAAAGTAGAAAGAGTACGAGCACGTACTGATAAAGGTCACTTTGTAAAAGATGATCCTACAACCCCTGAAAATGAAGCTTGGGTAACCAAGAAAATCTAAAGCAAAGGTAGAACAATGGCTGTATCACTTCGTACATATCTGAACAACAAGATTAAATCTAAAGGTTCAACAATAGCTAAAGAAAAAGCTAAGGCTGGAAAATATAAAAGTATTGCAGCTGCTAAAAAAGCAGGTGCACTCTACTATACCGATAAGAATGGTAAAGTAATGGCTGCAGTTTATGCAGAGGATTTAAAGAAAGCTCCAACAAAAACAGCAGCACCTAAGAAATCCCTGCGCCCCAGAGCTAGGTCTAATAATGTGGGATCTACTTCAGCCACTACTGCTGGAGAAACAGCTGAAGTTAAAAAGAGAAATGCTGAAATTAAATTGGCGGAAAGAGCACGTAAGGATACTGGACCAAACGCTGCTCGTAAAAAGCCTATGGCTAATAAGAATGGCAGTGGTTACCTTAAAAATAAAAATCTTGATGCGACTATTACTTACAAGAAGTATCAAGGCATGTCAGCCGAAGAGAAAAAGGCTGCGGGTCTTCCTATTTCTATGGGACAAACTGAAAAAAGTTTTAATCGGTTTATGGCAGCTCGTAAGAAATCAAGTAAGTAGGTTTAGTTGATGTCTAACTCCTCTACAGTTAAATACGTTACAAAGTCTTTGGATGTTACATCTACTAGTTCGTCGTCTCCTGATGACTTATATGTATGCCCTAATAACTTTGTATGCTTAGTTAAGTTTTTACACTTATCTAACAGTACAACTAATAACAAGAAAATTAGTGTGTACTGGTATGAAGCTGCTACAACTACTCACCATTACATTGTAGACCACTTTGCATCTCCCGCCAATACTATGGAGGAAGTAGTGCAAGGTGGTTCTTACATTGCGTTAATGCCGGGTGACAAGTTACAATGCTTTGCTGAAACAACAGGAACACATCATGTAACTATGTCGGGTGAAGAGCTATATACCCCTATAGCATAGCGGGGTTGCAATCTTAGCTATAGTGTGTTATAACTATATATGTAAAACTAGTCTCCACAGACTAATGATAGTCTGATCAATGGAGAATACAATGTTTAAATTTGCTAGAAAAGTACTAACTTCAATTCAAGAAACTCAGCAACGCCGTGCAGATCTTTATATCCTTATGAACATGAGTAACAAAGAACTTAAGGATATTGGAATAGGCCGTTCTGAAATTAGGCAGAGGATATATGGCTCGTAACCTAACAGAAAAACAGCAGGCATTCTTGGATGCGTTGTTTGAAGAAGCTGAAGGCAACCCTGTAAAAGCTCTAAAGCTTGCAGGGTATGCCGAAGGTACGTCTTCCACTACGATAATGTCAGTACTAAAAAGCGAAGTTGCTGAAAGAACTAAAGACTTTATCGCAACCCGTGGTCCAGCTGCAGCTTGGGCCATGATGCAAGTAATGAGATCCCCCACCGACTTGGGCAACAAAGAGAAGATGGCAGCTGCAAAAGACTTTATGGATCGTGCAGGTTTTGTTAAGACCGACAAGATAGAAGTAAAATCTGAAAGTCCTTTGTTTATACTGCCTCCAAAAGAAAATGAAAACTAAAACTTGGAAACTACCTAAACCTGAAAAAGTTAATGGTGAATGGGAGTGGGTACCTTTAGTTAGAGTAGGGAGATTTCTTCCTTTTGGGTATAGACAAGACCCAGACGACTCTGATATACTGCTACCAATCCCAGAAGAGCTAGAGCTTTTTGAACAAGCTAAGAAACACTTAAGTCAGTATAGCTATCGTGAGGTAGCTGCTTGGCTAAGTGAAATTTCTGGTAGATATATATCTCATGTAGGTTTGTTTAAGAGGGTTAAGATTGAGCAAAAACGTAAGGCAGCAGCTTCAATCCAGCGCTTCTACGCCGAAAGGTACAAAGAGGCAGCAGAAAAAGCGGAAAAGCTCGAAAACAATAGACTCGGTAAAAGACGTCCCGTTGGAGAAAGTTCCAGCTAGAGCTAGACCTGAACCTATTGATGTTGAAGCTGTGCAAAGGGAAATACTGTTTGAGCCTAATCCGGGGCCACAGACAGAGTTTCTAGCGTCTACTGAACAGGAAGTCCTGTATGGTGGGTCAGCTGGAGGTGGCAAGTCTTATGCAATGATTGCTGACCCAGTACGCTACCTGAATAATCCAAATGCTCAGATGCTGCTTGTTCGTCGTAGTACAGAGGAACTTAGGGAACTAATCTCAGTAAGTAAACAACTATACCCAAGAGCAATACCGGGTATCAAGTTTATGGAAAGGGACAAGACTTGGGTAGCACCTAGTGGAGCTACTCTCTGGATGTCGTACCTTGATCGTGATGATGACGTTATGAGGTATCAGGGTCAAGCGTTTAACTGGATCGGATTTGACGAACTTACCCAGTGGTCTACTCCGTATCCTTGGAACTACATGAGATCACGGCTACGTACTACTAAAGCAAGTGGACTGCCACTCTACATGAGGGCTACTACTAACCCCGGAGGGCCGGGACATCAGTGGGTTAAGAAGACTTTTATTGACCCCGGTACGCCAAGAAAACCTTTCTGGGCTACTGATCCTGAAACTGGTGAAACTATTGCTTGGCCTAAGGGTCACACAAGAGAGGGGCAACCGCTATTTAAGAGAAGGTTTATTCCAGCCACACTGTTTGACAATCCCTATCTTGCTGATGATGGCATGTACGAAGCTAACCTTTTATCACTACCTGAGCATCAAAGAAGACAACTACTTGAAGGTGACTGGGATATTAACGAAGGTGCAGCCTTCCCGGAGTTTAACAGAAAACTTCACGTAGTAGAGCCGTTCGAAATACCTCACAGCTGGCCAAGGTTTAG